TGACTTATTGTTATAACAATAAGTCATAAATATACCTCTTATTGAAATTCGTATGCAACTTCTACAATTAACATTTCATTCGCTTTTGTTTTTGTATAATATAAATCAAAATCACATAATAAATCTTTATTTTCTATTGTACCAATAAAATTATAATCAATACCAGGTAAATCATGATCATGATATTCAAGCATTATTTTATAACTTTTAAAATTGCTTTTTATATATTCATATATTTTTGCCTTACTTTTAAATCTTTTAAATACTAAAGATTCCAGAAAGTTTATTATTTCATCTTTTTTCATAAATCAAACTCCCTTTTATTCACTAAAAATTGCATCTTCAAATTGTTTTACAATTACTTTATCTAGTTTCCAATTACTTATAAATCTTAAAGAGCAACTATTTTTATAGGTATCAGCTAAATCTTTTATATTAAGTATTTCATAATCATAATAACTTGCATCTTCTTCATCTTTTAAGTCTTCTAACAAATATATTTTGTGGCATCTATCATAAGCAAACTTTTTTGCATTTATTTCTATTCCATTAATTTTCATTTTTTCCTCCTATTGTTCTTCAATAAATATATCATCATAATCAACTTCTATATTAAAGTCGTACTGTAAATTAGATAGCACTATTTCAGCTATATAACTTCTAAAATCTTCAAAACAAGTCAAACAGTTTTGTTCTTTTTGTTCTTTACTTAATTCATTATATAAATATTTTAAATAATCTAAATTAATTAACATACATCATATCTCCTTTAATTCAATAAATCTTTTTTTATGCTATTTAACCAACTAATCCAATCTTCAAAATCATTAAGACTTTGTCTAAGTGTAAAGTTGTTTTTATAGCTATCACATTGTCTATGTATTTCTATTTCTTCATCAATATCAAAATTGTCAATAAAGTCAATAAATTGTTGTGTAGCAGAACAATCAATTACTTTATCTAAAAAGATATACATATTAACTCCACCAGTAGTCCAATCTTCTAATGCATAACAATCATTGTCTTCATATATACCAAAACAATTTTCAAATATCTTTTTTTCTTTTCTAGTCATTTTCATAATTTAATCATCCTTTAATATGTTTTTACTGGAAGAACTAATCCAATCTCATCATTTTCATTTTCAAAATATAATGGTCTATATTCACCAGTTTCATATGCTTTTATATCTTTTCCTAACACATCAATTAAGTTCTTTAAATATTTAATATTATAATTTTGAGAACCTAATTTATACAAACAATCATTTCTTTTATAATTTAATTTATAACATTGGTATATATCATTAATATCTATTTCTATTTCATTGGATCTATCAAAATTAATGATATATGATACATCTGGATATGAGAAGTTTAAAACACTATTTATCCCATATTTATTTCTATATTCTTCTAAATTAATTCCATTTTTTTCTAATTGTTCTGGAGTTGCTACTAATTTTAGTGGCATGTCTTCTTGTTTGATTGCAATTAAATGATAACTATCAGTTACTATTTTATATTCATTTAATATTCCATACCCAGTAAGTGCTGGTCTATGATTATCTTTAAAAGCAACTCTTTTTATTCCAGCTATTCTTGATTTATTACTTGTTTTATAACAAGATTCTTCTCTTATTGTTTTTTCTAATTTTTCCAATAAAGATGGAAGTTTTATATAATTTTCTTTTTCTATTATTTCTTTTATTTCACTATATATATTTTCAATTTTCATAATTTCAATCTCCTTTAAAAAGTTTTATAGGTAAAAGTTTTGAGTAGAAGTTTTGAGTAAAAGTTTTATAGTTCTACACTTGCTTTTACCTGGTATAGAGTAGGGGGAGTTTTACCCCCTTTTATCTATTTACCCAGTATCCTTGACAATAGATATGCTCTTTATATCTTTTATAATAATTTTTTAATCTTTTAATAAAGTTTTGCTTTATTTCTTCATCTATTGATAATATGGTTTCTTCTTCTTCTTCAGTTAGCCATCTTTTAAAAGTTTTGTCTTCTACTTTGTCAAAATAACCATATTGAGAACATATAACGCAATTATAAGGGTTTTCACTTTTATAATAAGCATTATATATAAAAGTTTTGTCTTGATATTCACTTTTAATAGTTCTAAAATATTTTAAATTATAGCTCAAGAATAATTCTTCTGTAAGATTTGGAATTGGTAGCTCATCATCAAACCATAAAGTTTTTTGAATTGATGGACTTTCAACCCTATAAACTATTATAAAATTATCACTTGTTTTAAATAAGATATAACTATTAATTACTTTTTTAAAATAGCTATTATCTCTAGTTTCTAATTCTTTTATATAATTTCCACTATATAAAGTACTTATTATTTCCTTTTTTGTTTGTAAGTCGTCTATTCTTTCCATAAACTCACCTTATTTGATAGAGAAGAGAAGACTTTTAGTCTTCTTCTTCTTCCTTTGATTTACTTGATAAGAATGTTAGTTTTTCCGCTACAACTAATAATTCTTTATCAATTACTTGTAATCTACCTTTCACACCTACTAAGTCGCCAGTAGTAAGATATTCTTTTACACTTTCATTTAATGGTTTAAATAATTGAACTGGTATAAAGTCCACATCATATTCACCATCACTATTTTTAAATGCTCTTGGCACTGATATAATAATTTTGTTTTTTTCTTCAGCTTCTGGAATTTCTGTAATTCTTCCAACTAAAACTACTTGATTTAACATTTTTTATCATCCCTTTCTCATTACATTGACAAGCTATTTTAATAACTTGACTTTTTAAATCAATTAATTTATAATGAGATATAGAAAAGGGCGGAATCCTTTTTCTAATGTTTACTATAAAAATATAGTATTCATTTAATGCTTTGAGATTATTTTTCATGTTTGGCGACTGGAAATAATCTCTTTTTTTATAGGTTTTCCTTTTCCTATCTCTGTTATTATTATATCAAAAATAATGCTTTTTGTCAATGATTTAATGATAGATTAACCCTTATTTTATAAGGGTTTTCTTGTGTTTTGTAGCTTCTTTTTTATAGCTGTTTTAATGATAATTTTATTGATTTATTTATTTGAAAATATAACAAGTTTTGTCTTTTCTTCCTGGAATAAAAAAACTCTATTTTATATATAAAAAAGAGTAAATATATTTTATAATATAACAGCTTTAATCTTATAAAAACAACCCTTATTTTATAAGGTTTTTTTAATCATTAAAACGACCGTTTCAGGGATAGTATGCCCCATCCCTATATTTTTTGAGGGTAGGGGGTATCTACTTACTCCCTTAAAAATATACAACAAAATAAAAAGCAGAAATTAATCTGCTTAAAACTTTTATTATTAATATTTAAAATATTTTAATCTTCTCTTCTTTCAGCAAAATATAAACCATCTTCTTTTGTTAAAATATCAATATAATCATAAGTTGATTTGCCATCTTCATCTATGCTATTACACTCACCAGGATTTTCTTTTGTAAAAAAATCCCATGCTGTTACTAATTTATCAACTTGTTTTATATTATTGTGCTCCAATAATTCTTTGTATTTTTCAAGTTTATCTTTTCCAGAAAATAACGTTATTACATTGTATTTACTTGTCATAATTTCTGCGTTTGTAATATGATTTCCAACACCTATTTGTGCTATTCCGTCATTTATAAATAATTTCCCAAATTTATTTAATATTTCCTTAACATAAGAAATTGACATATTATCTAAGTAATAAACATCTTTATGTGTTTGATTGATTATATCATCTTTAATATTTTCATTTTTTTTATTAGTAGGAATTTCTAATATTAAAAACAATGGTTCTTTTTGTATATCGACAAAATCATTAATAATTTTAGAAATTTTATCAGCATTTATATTAGCAATAATACTATTTCCATCAATCATATATTCTTCATTAAGTTTATTTGCACAATGAATTTTTACTCCCTTTATCATTTTTAACATTATTAACACCTCTTGTCTTATACTTTTATTATATCATAATAAAGTAAAAAGCAGAAATTAATCTGCTAGTGTTTAAAGATGTAATCCAAAAGTGTCTAATTGTATAAATATATATCCAGTTAAAACTAATGCTATAGGGTTTAATGATACTAAAGATGTAAGCATTAATATTAAATAATATTTTTGTAATTCACTTGAAGTATTTAGATTTCTTAATTTAAAAAATATTATAATTGTAAAAACAATTTGAGCTATATTAAATCCAGCATTTATTAAATTCATTGACCATATTCTATTACTTAATAAAGGTAGTATTGATGTTATAAATATTAATACAAGCATAATCATTGAACGGTCTTTATCAGTTTTTATTTTTTCTTTTTTAAATATAAATGCTATTAGTAATGTTAGTATTAAAGCAATCATAATATATAAAAATCTTTCACCAAAACAACCAAGTGCATTGTTAATTGCTAATGAGTTGTCTTTATCAAAGAATAAAAATTGATTATAAATCCTTAAACTACTTATAGATGAAGCTGATATATAACTAGTTAAAGCAATTACAATTAAATGATACAAAGGATTATTAATTCTTTTTTTGTTTAATCTAAATAAATTAGCAATAGGATTTAATAACATTAATAAAAATATTAAAACTATGTATCCATTAAAATAATAACTATCTGTAATTGCTATAAAACTTTGTACTAATATAACTGATACTATTGCACTAATAGTTGATAAGAAATTAAACATCTTTTTAATCATTGTTTTACCTCACATTCAGTTTGTTATCTTATTACATTTTCATTATATCATAATAAATTTAAAAAAAGTTCAAAAAAATGTAAAAAAGTCAGTGAAAAGTCAGTAACTTTTTTGATATAGTGTAGTCGAATTAAATATGTAGGTACTCAAGTGGTTTAAGAGGCAATAGTGCAAATATTGTATTCACGAGTTCGAATCTCATCCTGCATTCCATTAAATATATTAAATAGGGTACGATTACGAATAGAGAAGTAAATTAGTAAAAAAATGTATATCTATCCTATATAAAATAAAGGTTAATTAAGGATTTGATAACGGTCCAAATTTGACACTTTTTATACTAAAAAAAGGTTCATAAATGATACTTTTTGGAGGTAAATATGTAATATGAGTAAAGAATTATATGTAACAGATGAACATGGAGAAGTAATTGACATAATAGAGTCTACTGATAAATATGTGAAACTATCAGATGGAGATAAAGTTGTTAGAAAAAGTGTACTTCAATATTTAAATGATACTGTTGATTTAAGATACCATTTTGTAAAGGTTAATCCAAATGTTTATGGAGATATAGCCAATAAGTGTCCTATATTAAATATACTAATAGGTTATATAGGTTACATGGATGGAATAATATCTCATAAAAATGGAAAAATTGTTAGATTAAAAGATATACCTAAAATTTGTAATGTTAGTGAAACAACAGCAAAAAGACAAATTAAAACTTTGATTGAGTTAGATGTTATTCATAAGATAAGGGGTAAACCATCATATTTAGTTATGAATCCATATGTAGCATATTTAGGTAGAAAGATTTATTTATCTTTATATGAAGAATTTAAATTTAGTGAATATAAGAATTTAAGTCAGGAGTGGTCTAAATAAAATATATATTTGAAAAAAATATTAATATGCCAATATGTGCAATTAAAAATGATACTTATATAGATTTTTTATCTAATAAAGAATTAGAAGTTGATAAGTTAAATTTTATAAAAGAGTTAATTAAGAATAATAAGATTATTATTAAAGATATTGATTTAAAAATTTATGTTATTCATGAATATATAATGCCTACATATGATAGAGCTTTTATAGCTTATAACTATTGTATCAATGGTATATCTAATTATTTAACTTATTATAAACAACCTGTTAAGAATGATTTTATTATAAAAAAGAAATTATTGAGTAGAGAATATTTCCAGGAATTGTTGTGGAGTGGAGAAGATGAATAAGATAAAAGATAATTTATTTGACTTATATACTTTAGTTCATCAACATAAAGCATTATATGAATATTATCAAAAACATAAAAGTATAAAAAGTGAAATTGAAATTAAAGAAAGAATTGAATATATTTTAAAACACAAAATTAAACAGAAAGATGAAGTTTCAACATTGTTATGGGTGATAGGTAAAGATAAAAAGGAGTTGTTAGAATGAAAGAATTAACTATTAAACAAAAAATAACTTTAGAAGCTATTGAATGGTTTATAGATAGAAATGGATATAGTCCTACTTTTCAAGAATTAGCAAATATTTTAGATTGTAATATATGTACAGTATTTAAGAAAGTATTATTGCTTGAAGACAAAGGTTATGTATCTACGATTAGTGGTAAACCAAGAACTATAAAAGTGTTGAAAGGGGTGTATGAATGCGAAGTATAAATAGGATAAAACCATTTTTAGAACAACTAGAAAAATTATGGAAAGAACAATGTCCTGACTGGAGATTTGGGCAATTAATGAGCAATGTTCTTAATAGTTTTGATAGAGATCCGTTTTTCATAGAAGAAGATGAAATGATAAAAAAGTTTAAAGAATATTTTGGTGTTAAAGATGATTAATGTTTCTGATTATATCAAAATAATTTTAAATAAAAAAAACATGAGTAATGTTGAATTAACTAAAAGAATAAATAATATAGAATCTAAATTAGGTGATAAAAGAACATCACCACAGAATATTACTAATTATTTAAATGGATATAACACAATAACTAAAAAATGGTTAGTAAAAGTTGAATATGCTTTGGATTTACCTTTAGGAACATTACTTAATATGGTTATTGAACCTACATCAAGAGATTCAAAAAAAGAAATAGATGAATTGATAAAGAAAGTAAGAGGGAAATAATGGAAATTATATTTAAAGAAGAAAAGGGGAGTTTATTTGGTTCTACTAATATAGTTGGTATAGGTAAAAGACAACCTAAATTAATATATGGAGAACAAGCTAAAAAACTTAGAGAAAAGAGTTTATTATCTATTGATGGTTTGGCGAAAGAATTTGAAGTTAAACCTAATATAATACAAAAATTAGAAGAACAAAAAATTTCATTAAATGAAAAGTTATTTGAAAAATATAAAAACAAATTTAATGTAGAAAAAGATTATTTTTTTGACTTAGATTTAGAAACTTTAATTTTAAGTGGAGAAGGTCATATAATTAAATCTTTTGATTCAAGTATTGAGTGCAAAAAGGTATTCAATGAAATAATGGAAGATTATTTTAATGCAATAGATAATAAAGATAAATTTATTATTGTAGATTTTAATGAGAAAGAAGGTAATTAGATGATAGTTAAGGCAATATATAAAGATGGAAATAATAATTATTTTAGAGATAAGACAACAGCAAAAGAAATTCATAATCAAACAAAAAGATATTATGGTGATATTTTTGAATGTGATGATGAAATAGCTAAAGAAAGAATTAAAAATGGTTTAGTTGAAAAAGCAACAAAACAGGAAATAAAGAAATTTAAAGAAGAAAATAAATAGTAGCACTTTATCTAAAAAAGAGAGAGTGATAAAGTGAGTAATATAAAAATTGGAGATAAAATCCAATTAAAAAAAGAAAATAAATTAGAAAAAACATTTAATGATATATTACTGGCTTTAAAAACAAATAAATTAAGTCAAAAAGAAAAATTAATTTGGTGTAATACAATGATAGAAGTATTAGAATTGTGGTTTATAGAAGATGATTTAAATTCAGTAAAAAATGCTAAACATAAACTAATACCAGTATTATACAATCTTATAGAAAAAGGGAGCATAGATTATATGTCTTCCTTTTTTGATTATTATAAAAAGATTTATTGTTTTTGTGCTAGAAGAGATTTTGAATGTTTTGTAGATTATATAGAATGGAATCAACCTAAAAAGGTATTAGCTAATAGAAGAGAAGTCTTAAGGCCTTATGTAGATGCACTCAATAGAATTGCATTTGATAATCAATTACAATATATAGTTGTATCATATCCGCCATCAATGGGAAAGTCTTATTTGGCAACATTATTTACCGCTTGGGGATTTGGTTTAAACATAAATAATTCTGTGATTAGATTATCTTATTCAGATGAACTTGTATCAGGATTTAGTAGAACTATAAAAGGTATAATATCAAGTCCAGAGTTTGCTGAAATATTTACTTTATTTCAATTATATAAAGGTAAACCTTTTGAAGTTGAAAGAGAAAGTGATTGGAAAATAAAAAATGCTAATGTACCTAAATCTAATCATATAGCAAGAACTAGAAACGGATCAACAACAGGAGAAAGAGCTTCATTTGCAATTATATTTGATGATATGACTAAAGGTGCTGAAGAAGCTAATAGTGAAAGTACACATAAAGGTATTTATGATAAATGGTTGACAGAATGGTGGAATAGAAGAGATGGTAAGAATTGTAAGTTTATATTTGTAGGAACTCAATGGACTCCTGAAGATATATTAAATAGAGTTATTGAAGATAGAAACAAAGTATCTTTATTAAAAGAAACTGCTAATCCATATGTTATGGAAAGTGAAGATAAATCAACTATTGTAATAAGAGTACCTATGATAGACAAAGATGGTAAGACAACTTGTGAAGAAGTATATCCACAGGAAATTGCTGAACAAATAAAAGATACTACGGACCCATTTTTATTTAGTTGTGTTTATCAGCAAGATCCGATAGCACCAACAGGTAGAGAATTTGCTTGGGAATGTATAAGAACATATATTGATTTACCTAATAATTTAACAAGTAATTCTATGGCAACATTAGATACAGCAAGAAAAGGAAGAGATAATGTTTCTATGCCAATTTTTAAAAATGATAATAATGGAAATCATTATTTAATTGATGCTATATTTAAACAAAAAGCTATGGATGATTTATATGATGAAATAATTGAAAAAATAATTACTAATACTATTACTATGCTTGTAATAGAAAACAATATAGATACATCCTTAAAAAACTTATTAACTGAAAAATTGGTGAACAGAGGTATTACATGGTGTACTATAGTAGAAAAATTTAATACCATAAAAAAAGAAGAAAGAATAAAAAACAATAGGGGTATAGTTCAAAAACAAATGATATTTCCAGATAAATCACTTGTTAAACCTAATAATGATATTGGTAGACTTATGGATAATATGACAAAGTATTCTTTTGATAAACCTAATTTACATGATGATGCTTGTGATTCTATTTGTATGTATGCAAGTGAAATTATACTAGGCAAAGGAGAATTATCTAAACCTAAATCAATTAGAAGAGTATTTTAATAAAATTATATGTATGATATAATATAAATGACAGATAAATAGCAATTTGTTTGTTAGGAGGAAAATATGAAAAAGGGAACGATTATAATATTAACTATTATTACATTAGTTTTAACATTTATATTTGCAGAGATATTTAGTATTTATCATTTTGGTAGCTTACCGACATTATTAACATCATTATATTTAATATCAATTTTTGCTATATTGGAATACTTAGCAATTTCTATAACTTACATTGTTAAAAGAGTGATAAAAAAAGAAAAGTTAGAAATAAAAAAAATTATAGGATTAGTTTTATTGTTTGTAGCATTACTATTGGTATTATTATATTTAGTTGTATTAGATGTTGATTATTTACATAGCTATATGAATTCAGCACCATTTTATTTAAATGTAATAGTTAGAAGTGTTGAGTTTTTAATACCATCAATAATACTTATAGTAATTGGTATTTTGTTAATAAAAAATAAAAAGAAAAAATAATACAAATTACAATTTATTGATTAGAATAAGAATTAATCAAATATATATTTGATTTTTAGACATCATAGATGTCTTTTTTTTTATATTTATTATATAAATATACACGAGTAATCAAGTTTTTCCCTTCATTGGTTACTCGAAGTGCTACGCGGGAGCATAACCGTAAATTTATTTATAGTTGTGTTCCCTTATTTTCTTATTTGGGAACTTCCAAATAGAAA